TTATGCTCTTTCGGCGTTGATCTTGGATGTGTAGAGCATGTACGCGCTTGATGTGTCTTCAGGGTGTAAGCACTCAGCAAGACGATACAGAAAATGTACAGCGGGGAATACTTCGCCCACTTTCCATTTATTGATCGATGCGCTTGATGTGTTACACACTGCTGCGATCTCTTTTACTGTTAGATCTGATACTGCGATCTCTGCCTTGATCAGATCTGCAAATGTTCCGTTTTTTCGTAGACGGGTGACAGTGCGCCCCCAGTCTCTGATCTCTTGTCGTTCTTGTGTTGTCATGATTGACTCCGTTTGTTGTTGTGGAGGGCGCAAGCCCTCCGTTGTTGTTTGTTTAGTTGATAATTAAATTATTAATTACTTTTTTCATGCTTGCCTTATGTGTTGCAGGAAGTTTTTTAGCGCAGTGACTACCAATAAAACCACCCCATTCAACAGGATCTTTTCCTTTTAGTTCACTCCATACAACTTGTTTAAAAGTCCATTTGTCGCTGTCTTTGTTGTATTCGTTGATAACTGCATATGCAGTATTTCTATTTGAAATACCCCGACCACAGCATTCACAAAATACGTCAGCATTCCATTGACGGCTAGAGTAAGGATCAAGATTTGGTTTGTTAATTTTCATTGTAATAGTCATTTTGTATCCCGTTGTTGTTTGTTGTTTGTTACATACTTATTGTAATACATATTTACACACTATGCAAACATATTTATACACTTTCAACAAAATAAATGAAAAAGGGGATCTTATTCCTCATCGAGATCAATGATCGGAGGTGCTAGTTGTGCCATGTTCTGAGATACAGATTCAACTTCTTGCAGTAGTTGCGTAACGCTCATGTTTTCAGGCGTGATCGCGATCTGCACTTGTGGCTCTTCTCGCTTTCCCCATCCTGTCTTTTTCTCAAGCCACCACTGAGCCGATCGCACGTCGCCATCTTTGATCGCCCTGTGTACTATTCCCATCGCCATAATGTCGGGTCTTGCTTGTGCCTGTCTGAATTCTAAAACAAAATCATGATACAATCCTTTATTCGCTCGCTTACCTCGATCTAGCCAGTTCAAAAGGGTTGTTAAAGTTATCCCTGCATGCTTGCACGCTAGAGACTTCGAACCACCCACAGAGATCACTTGTAAGATCTCCCGTCGTGCCTTATCCGTCAGTTTCGACTTTCTGCCCATCTAAGATCCCCCTGTTGCGTTCTGCTTTTGCCCAGTTCACACGCCCCTGTATGATTGGATAGTAATCCTCTGTCATTTCACAGCCTACAGCATTAAAGCCCTCAAGGATTGCACTTACTGCCGTTGTGCCACTGCCTAGAAACGGATCGAGCACTGTGCCCCCTTGTGGAGTCAGCAAGCGACAGAGCCACCTCATAAGTTTGATCGGCTTTACAGTTGGATGAAAGTTTTTAACGTCTTCAGCCGTACGACCTGCGCCTGCTCTTGGGGAGTTCAAGCCATCCGATCCCTCTTTGCGTTGTGTTGCTTCTGCGCCTGTCTTGCCTGTCAAATGATCAAGCCCTTGTTCCTTCTCGGATCGTTGTGGCTTTTTGCATTGATAGACGTTTGCAGGCCATCGCCCGTTTTCTTTGTATGTATCGATCTCTTTTCCAACTAGCCCCGATACTCCGAATCCATGTCCAACTGTATTTAATGAATCGGCTTGCTGTCTTTGCTTCGCTTCAAAGTTTGGCGCAGTTTGATCAATCCAACATTCATCCCCATAAGGAAATCGACCTGCATCTATATTGATCCCACCTGTACCCCATTTCAAAACATTCTCTGCAATACTTGAGCAGTCAGAATCGATCGGCTTTCTTGCAAGCACTGCAGGCTCTTGTGCTGGCTTGAGTGCTGTGCCCCAGCCTTGCCATTTTTGCGCTTGTGGGCTTGCTGGCACATAAGGCGCAAGATCATCCGTCTTTGTTGGCTTTGCAAGATGTTCCTGCCCCACCGCATGCCTTACACGCTCGCCCCTGTGTGGCATGTTTGCAAGTTGTTTATCAAGTGCGATCGAGATATTTAGGCTCTTAGGAAATCCACTTGTATATATCCAACTGATCATGTCTCGAACTTCAAAGCCTGCTTCAGCAATAGCAACGCCCATAGGAAAGACAGTGCGAGATCCTGAAAAGGCTACTAAGTGCCCTCCATGTTTCAACACGCGCAAGCACTCGCTCCACAGTTCGACAGAATACGCGATCCCTGTGCTATCCCAAGACTTTCCCATGAATCCCAGTTCATAAGGGGGATCGGTTACGATTGAATCTATACTGTTATCGGGTAACTCTTTAAGGGTATCTAAGCAGTTGCCTTTCAACAGTCTGAAATCTAGATCCGATTCGACTATTTCAGGCTCTTGATCTTCTTGTGGCTCTCCATCTCCAAACGGATCGGGATCGTCAAAGCCTTGCAGGAGTTGATCAAGTTCTTCATCCTCAAAGCCGAGCACGTCGAGATCTTCGCCTTGCTCTTTTAAGCCAGTAAGGAGATCAGACAGTTGATCAGTGTTCCAGTCTGCTTTTTCTCCTAGTTTGTTGTCGGCTATCATGAGCAACTCAGCATCAACAGGCGACAGATCCACATATACAACGGGTACAGTTTCAAGCCCGATCTGCTTGCTCGCTTTAAATCTCGTATGACCTGCCAAGATCGTCCCGTCCTTGTTGGCTACAATCGGGCTAGTGAATCCGAAGCGCTTTATAGAATTCGCGATACTATCAACAGCGTGATCGTTGTGTCTTGGGTTTTTGTGGTGTGGATGGAGTTTGTCGATCCTGACATATTCGCCCACTTTCTGATCTTCTGTTGTTGTTTTGTCTGTGCTCACTTGATCCCCTTGTGTTCTTTCTTGATTGCATCTCTTACGATTCTGCTTTTGCTCTTGCCTGTTCTGTCGTGCAACTCTTTCAATTGCTTCATGCTGTCAGGTGTCATTGATATACAAATGTTCTTTGTCTTCACTGTAGCCCCATGACAATCACAGGGATCGCAATGGCAAGCAGGGCAAGCGCTCACCGTCGCACCAAATACAGGCGATCGGCTACGTGCTGCAGTATGATCTTTCTACAATACACAGCAGGATCTTCATTGTGTGCAACTTGAGCAAGTACGTTGATCTGTTGCATTTGTACAGGTGTGAGATCTATCTGTAGCCCTAAGGATTCGACAGGCGTTTCTTGTTTGTGGGCTTGCTCTCTGTCTGTCTGTTTAATTTCTTTTGTCTTTCGTTTTGTTGGCATCTGTTACTCCAATAGAAAAAGGGAATCATTGCGATCCCCCTCACTATATAGAAGTATTTAAAATATGTCAATGCTTTGTGTCCGATGGAACATAAACCATATTATCCACAATATGCGCCTGTACTTTGTTCCTGTGCGCGCTTCTTGCCTGCTCTGCCTGTTCATGCGCTTGACTTGCTCCAAAGGCATCAGCAAGCGATACAGGCTTTTTGTACTTCCTTGGATCTTCGTCGATCTTTGTTTGTATCTTTTGCCGTTTCTGTATGTTGCGCCCTGCTGTATATCCGTTTATGTCTTGGCGTGTCTTTTGGTATCTCTCTTGGATCTCAGGTGGCATTGTAAAGCCGTATCTTTCGCACATCATCGCCCCAAATACACTACTCCAAAGGGGATGATCCCAACAGGCATAATGTAGCCCCTGATCCTCTCCAAACTCAGGATCTCCGTATCTGATTATACCGTCGTCGATCTTCTTTTGCCAGTGGTGTTGGCTTTGCTCCTGTGCTGTTACAATCCGATCTTGATCAGCATCGTAATAACTGCAATGTATTTCAGCAAAATTATCCTGTGCCCTCATCCAGTCCATGATCTCTAGATAAGATTGGTGTGTTTTCTTGGATGCTAGATCACAAGTGCAAGCCCCTTTATAGTGCGCTTCGGCTTTCTTTTGTAGAGTTTGACGAAAGCCGTAAAAATACACCTCTCGAAATCCTCCCTCTTTGCCCTCGCTGTCTGTTCTACAGTTTTCACAATATGTCTGATCAAGGGGTACGCTGTGCCAGTGCATTTTAAAGTCGTGCCTGCTCTGCATGTATTCGGCTACTTTCTTAACAGTTGGGAGCCACTCTAACTCGTTCATAAGATAATCCTGAAATGAATGGATCAAATACACCTCAGGGATGTTCTTAAACTTCTTGATATACAGCGTGTATTGTGACTTGATCCAAAATGTGTTCTTGTTGTAGTGGTCAGAAAGGTTAGACAAGAATCGAAAAACGATCTGTCCTCGTTTGGTTGTTACATAGTCGGGATATTTCATTTGTTGCTCCGTTGTTGTTGTGTGGATTATAACCACATGAAAAATAAATGTTGAGTGTAGATCACTGATCCTTCTCTGATTTCTTCTTTGAGTAGATCGGCGGCGGGTGTATCAGGCTCCCATTCACGATAATGATCACATATCGCATCGAGTCCATCAAATACAGATATGCTTCCATTGTTCCAGTACTGGTTAAGTTCTACAAGCGTAATCTTGAGTGTGCTTGCAAGTGCTGCCCAATCAATGCTGATCGGCTTTGCTTTTGGGTTCATATCCCAATGTAATCGATCAAGATTAATTGCATTGTGACGAGTTGCAACACAGAACCGACACCATCGATCCCGATCATCGTCAAGACAAGCCTGATCAATTTCTACATCAAACCACATCATAAAATCATCCTCAGCGCAAAAGTGTTGATCGTATATTGAAACGATCTTCGCAGTATCCCCGATCCAAGCATCTTGTTTTTTGTCATTGCCTGATCCCCATGTGAATTCTGATTCTATAAATTGAACACGATCGCCTACCTGCCATTTTAGATCGTGCCTGTCTTGTAAGTTGTATTTTTCAATGATTGCGTTTAGTTCTTGTGTTGTCATTATTTGCTCCGTTGTTGTTTTGCTAGTTTCAATAATCGTCTAGCCGTGTTGTATGAAAGTTTGTTCTCTTTTGCGTATGCTGTCAAGTTGATCTTTTGTCGTCTGAGTAGCATCAGGTAAAAGTGTGAATAATGCCATACAGCCCCCTGATCCTCTTCTAGAAGGCTGATCGGCATCTTGATATACAAGTCCATTATTTTACGCGCTGTGCATGGTATTGAACACAGCGATCAAATGTACAGTAGTAGATCACAATAGAATATACATGATTTCCACATTCTGAAAGCACGTACCATCTCTCAGGTTTGAAAGTGTGATCTTGATTCTGTGGAATACTCCCATACATTCCGATAAATCTTTGATATGGAATTGCTCGATAGTGTGCGTTGATTGTTTGCATTGTGTGCATAATATGCTCCGTTGTTGTTGTGGTGGGGGATTGCTCCCCCTGTTGTTGTTTGTTGTTAGTCGATGATTGTGTAATACTTGATATTACTTGGAAAAAGTATAGTTACGCCTGAATCAGGATTGTAAATGTCATACCAAATATCACCATG